TGCGGATAAGCACACAACTAGAAAACTGTTTAGTAGGAGTGCCAAGCCCAGCCAAGACAGGTGTAGCAAGAGTAAACAAACCATCGGATGCTGCGTTATAGTATTCTTTAATGTAACGCATTCTTGCACTATTCGGCTCTTCCTTATGGAACACAGTTGCTGCCGCAACCATATATCTAATCTGGGGAGTTTCATAAATTTCCTTTGTCGCACGATTGCGTACCAAATATTTTTCAATCAACTGCTCAATAGACGCATACCCATATTGCTCATCTTTTTCATGCTCTAACATTTCATCCATCTTATTCCAGTCATCTTCTGTGTACCACTCTAGTAATTCTGGAGTGTAAAGACCAACTGAAATATTTTTTGTTACGATGTCATAGAGGCGGGGAGGCGTGTATTGACCATATACATCCTTACGTAACATTGACAAACGTTGTTTGCCTGCTACGTATTGATAATTGGTATGCCCAACGTCGGGGTTTGATTCTACGTCAATTAAGTCCACAATCGCTCTAAGAGTTATAGCATCAATTTCTCTAGTAGTAATACCATCATAGAAATGTGGACTGGCTTTGATTTCAATCATTGACTGACTGACATCCGCTATTCCGCTACATACTTTTGTTATTTGTGCTTGCCACTTTTCTAAATTCAATGGCTCTTTTGATCCGTCTCTTTTTGATACTATAATACTATCGTTCATTCTCGCCTCAATTCTTTTATTCTTCTGAGGTAGTATTTATAACTTCCTCATACAGGCCAAATCTTATTAGATTCACCGTTTAAATCGCTTGTAGTTGTTACCTCTCTGTAAAACAGATTCAATACGTCACAGTTGTTAACCACCACAAAGTATCTACATTCTCCCGAAGACATAGACGTATGTATCTCTACTTGTTGGTTCTTAAAACGTTCAGTTAATGTTAAAGTATAGCACATTCCTAGAGCAATAGCAAGGTCATCATACTTGCCATCTAAAATTAATTGCCATGGATCGGGCCATTCGGACGACTTGTTTGGGTTGAGATAGGGATTGACAAATGGAGCTTTACTCCATAAGACTGCTACGTCCTGTAAAGGACTATCGGAAGTCTCAAGAGCCTGTCTAAATTCTTTCCAGGCTTTGAGTTTTGAAGTTTGATCAAGATCAAACACTGTAACTTATAAAGTATCTAAATTTGTCCGGAACAAGATCAGCGGACGGACTCTTGTAGTCAATAATCATAGTTTCGTCTCCTGAAATTGAAGTGCTGTTTGAAACTAGTCGAACTGAGAATTCAACTGTTTCTGGTCTAGGGTCACCGCAGGTGCTGCTGTATGTGTCGGTGATGATTGGACCTGTAAGACTATCACCTACTGTGATTTCTAATGTACCGGATCTAGCAGACCCATTAGTAAACGCAATGGTATAATCTAATTTTGTATAAGTGTTAAGTGCTGAGAACATGGTCAATGGAACTGGACCAAATGACACATAGATGTTTTGACTAATTTGATCTGATATTGTTACTGTACTACCGTTAACAACTTCAGGATATACTAATCTCTCATCGTCAACCAACACATTGGTGTAGGCAGCGGCATGTCTGTCAAATGAACAGTCTAATACAATGTTGTTGCCTATCTGTCCAAATATTACAATACTGCTATCTGGTATGTTGGGCAACAGGTCATTGTTACCGCACTTGCGGAATCTTGATCGTGTAATTTTTACATTATATCCATATGTTGCTTTGAATGCGTATTCAGATATCTCATTGAAGAATGAATCATCAACATACCAATTGACCAACTGATTAGAAACGCCAATTATCTCAACTGCTGAATTTAACAATCTAAATGTTGAACCAACAATGTTGACATTGCTGTCAAATGCTTCTACTTGATCAAACTGAATTGCTTGATAACTCTTTTCAAACATACAGTTTTTAAAAGTAATGTTATCAATAACAGTGCCAATTTTTTCTGTGTTAGAAATATAAACCATAGGATCAGTAGCAACAGCATTAGCAGCTTCTGTTAATGTTTCAACCGTTCCTTGGAACGTACAACGTTCAAATAACCCGTCCTTCATTCCGCTTAGGTCAAGATGTCCTGTATTAAATCTAAAACTTATCTGTCTAAAAATAATATCATGCGGACGATCTGATGATTCAAACAACGCAGGAGCAGTTCCAGCTGTGGTAGTTAACACAATAGATGTGTCATCTATAATAATAACAGCACCAACTTGAGATTCACCAATTACTGTGGCGTATGAAGGGATTTTCAAAGAACTGGCTATTCTATAATGCCCAGTTGGCACAAACAATTCTTTTCTAAATTCAGAGTCAACGTTTCTAAATAGCTCGTCTAAGGCATTTTGAAACGCTAATGTGTCATCTACAATACCGTTGCCCACAGCACCAAAGTCTTTGACGTTTACTCTATCGTCTAGTTTGTTCTGTAAAGTTCTAAAAACAGATTTAGTAATACTGGAATTGGTTCTTGCGAATCTGTATGATTCAATGAGATCAAGTAGGTTATCTTGTTCTGTAAGGACTTTGGTATTTCCAACAGCGGGAGCACCTTCAGCAACTGCTCCATTACCTATGTACAGCTCTTGAGTATCAACTGCCCAAGCCATTTCGCCGCTGGATAGTTGAGGAATCCCAGATTCACCGTTTTTTCGTCCTCTGCGGACTTGGATCTTGCTAATTTGCACAACAGCCATGATTAATTCCCTTATATAGGATATTTATCTACTAGCTGCGTAGTATTCCTCTACCTTGTTGAGCCACATGTCCTGATATTTGTTAAAATTCTGCGGCAGCAAGTCAAACTGCTGATATTCACATGCTCTAGAGCACATAAACACAACGCCTCTACGAATGTCAGTTTTGTAAACTTCATTATGTGCTAGTATATAAGCAACCAATTGAATATAATAGTCTTCTATCCATTCTTCTTTTTTAGGCTTGTTGGTCTGTTTGTGATCCATAACAGCTGGCTCGCCGTCATACACACCAACTAAGTCTGTTGTACCAGAGTACAGTCCAGGGAAGTACAAACTCTGTTCCATTGCCCATACCTCATTAACTTTGCTTAGGCCGTTAATGATAATTTGATCAGCCATTTTATTGGCTTGTACATGAACTGGAGCATTTCCTGGCTGTCGTTGTAGACCCGCTAAAAAACGCTCTAAGTTGGCGTGCATGGCTGTACCTACACCAGCAGCCTCTGTGGTAATTTCTTTGGCTTTTTGTTCGCCTACTCGTTTCTTCCATTCGTTGAGTGCTGTCATATCTTTGGTAGCACTTAGAATAGTTGTAACGCTAGGAAGGCTTTCGCCATCAGGTGTTAAGTATACACGTTTGCGTGTTACAGGATCGTTGATTTGTTTACAGGCTTTGTACTGAAAGCGTTCAACGAATGGTGGCGGGTTTATATTTTCAATTAGATTCATTTAGCAATTATAACAGGTATTTGATAAAAATCAAATAGCCGATTTTGCCAATTGCTTTGGTGCTGCTGACGCTGCGGCTTGATTGATCTTCTCTTTAGATTTATCTAGATCTGATCCAGGTTCTTCCTTTTCTTGGCTAACTCCTGGTACTTTGAGACTTATGCCGCTAGGTTCAAAGTTTCTAACTAAATCTTTGACCATAGGATATGCGTCGTAGATTTTAGCAAATGAAGCTTGGTCTAGTTTAAGACCGCGTAGTTCTGGTAATTGATTTAAGAATGCCCAATTGTAATTGGCTGCTTGCCCTTTGCTAGCAGAACGTCCGATGAGATTACTCAGTGCTAGTTTAATTCTCACAGCGTACTCATGTCCAGGATTGGAAGAGTCATCAATTTCAAAAATTCTCATTATAGTCCTGAAGATTGTTTTAGGCCAGCAAGAGCAGTTTCTAACTCTTTAATTTTAGTAGCCATGTCTTGTTGGCTTTTCACAGCTAATTGTTGTTGTTGCTGTACTGCCTTTTGTTGTTGTGGTGTTTGATCTTGTGACTGATCTCCACCACCTGCGGCACCTTTACCGAAACCAGCAACAGCACCGCCAACTGCCTGTCCTGCTAGATTGCCCACGCCTCTTGCTGTGGCTTGAGCACCTTTGGCTATTCCTCTGCCTACTGCTGGAGCAACTTTAGCTATGCCTTGTCCTACAGCAGAAGCACCTCGACCGATAGCTGAAGCAGCAGCACCAGCTCCACGAACAACGGCACCACCGGCAGCAGCAGCACCGCGAGCTAGCATTCCGCCAGCGGCAGCAAGAGCTGGCAGTATTTCATCCAGCTTTTCTTGTTCTTCTTTCGAAGTGAACTCAGTTAATCTCATTAACCCGCCAACACTTTTAGTAATTGATTACTGCGATTAATGCTTTCACGTTTAGCACGACCTGCTTCTTCTGGTCCACCAACCGCTGGTTCAGCAGCAGCAAAATCATCTTCTGGAGGCATCTCATCGCCAAGGTTTAATTCGTCCGGAGCAGCTGGATCAGCACCCATGTCATCGCCCATATCGCCACCCATATCGCCACCCATGTCGTCTGTTGGTTCAGCACCTAACATGTCTGTAGGTTGCTCGTCACCCGATAGTACACGCACTCCCGAGCTTAGTGCTTCACGTGTTGTTTTTAATGTTGCTAGGGCAGATTGAATAGCTGGAGCAACTTGGCTTACAAATGCCTTAGCTTGTTCTTGACCCATTTCGTCACGGATAACATCACCTAGTTCTAATAGCTGATCGTTTTCCATCTGTGCCAAATCTTCAATCCAACGGCCAACTCTGTCAACCATTGATTTTGCTGTGACTACAGCACTGGCTTTGTCTGTAGCACTTTCTCTAACTTGATTACTCATTTCTTCTCCTGTTTGGGTTTCTGGTAGATTTACTTCTGGGCTTTCCATAGCAACTTCGCCACGCTCAATGATCTCGGTGTTGATCGCATCTAGCATCCACTGAGCACGTGAGTAATCAGCGTTGTCTACAGTTTCATTAAAACCTGAATTTTGTTTAAACTGATAGATCTGTGTTCTTAGTCTATTGCGTGAATCTTCTAGCTGATCTAATGTATAGTTTTCAAAACTAATACGTTGGCCAAAGGTTTTTTGGATTGTTTCGTTGATCTTCTTAGAAGATGATCTTTTAAAAATGTCTGTTGTTTTCATAGTTGTCCGCCCAGGATTATCATATATTTATTACTTATCCGACCAAACTAAGTGCTTGTTTTTTCCAATATTCCGCTCCTGACTTAGCATAGCCTAATCTAGCAAGATACATGTCTATTTTAAATTGATCTTGTTCTCTGTGTGCTTTTGACAAGCGATCTTTGAACATTTGATAATCTGCTAGGGCAGCACCAAACTTGTTGTCTACAAAGATTAATTGATCAATTTTTTGTTGATATCTAGTAGAGTCTAGGGCCAGCAAGTTAGCTATTTTAATTGCCACTTTGTTCAGTGAAACATTGGCAAATAAAAGATTGTCGTTGTAGTACACATTCTTGAGAGCCCCTACACTTTCTATTAATACTGGGCCTACAAGGATTCCTCGTTCCGTTTTTTGCGGAATTACAATTTCATTTTGGGCTAGTTTTTTGTTTACTCTAGCAATGACTGTGTCTAGTCGTTGCTGTATGTGTTTGGTCATAAAAAAAGGAACCTATGGTTCCTTATTTAACTGGGTACGTTTTACAATCCCAGGAACTTGAGTATTTGCGGAAGATGTACTGAGTTTAACCAACCAGCACCTGCGGTAAATGCCAACCCGACCATTGCATACATTGTCCACTTGTTTTTGACTTTTTCTAAATCACCAATCTTAGCAGCAAGTTCTGCGTGTTGGCTGTTTGATGAATCTGACATTTCTTTTAGTTTTTCTGCTAGTAAATCACGAGTATTATCTAGACAGTCGTGCATTTCTTTGACATCGGATTTGATGTCCATGAGTTTTTCGTTGATTGCTTCTACTTTGATTTCAACTACTGCTACCCGCTCGGGTAACGCAGTTAATTGTGCAACAGCTTCTTTCGTGGCCATCTTAGGGCTCTCCAATGTGATAAGTCAAGTGCTCGCTCCGAGCCATGTGCCTAATGTATGATTGAATGCCTAATGGTTACTACTATGCCTTTGATAATATATTTATCCGTCTAGTCCAATTTTTGAACTAACGTATTGATTTCATTACCCAAAGTTCTAAAAACTGGTAGATCAAAGTCTATGCTATTATTTAATCTATCTATGATAGGAACACCATTTAAGTCGTTGATTAAATGTCCTACAGGATTATCACCGTCTAAAAAACTATCATCACGCTCAGGTTCGAATTCATAGATCCAATATGTGCCCTTGCCTTTAAAAGGATCCGGTAATCTTCCCTTGTCTTGTTTTGGATCTGTATCGGACGCAATATTAGCTCTTAGTCCAATTGCCTGTAATAGGGTATTAAAATTACTCTGTTGGCCTTGCTTGAGTTCACTAGGGTCTGACCTTGATGGCCTACTGCGAGTAATATCTACTAGTGTGGTTATCTTGTATCGGTTCATAATCTGCTAGTATTTACATAGATAATTTATTAAAGAAAATTAAACGCTACAGATATCCTAAGCTCTGTACTAAGGTTTTCAGTAACACGATGGTCTACTCCGCCTCGGTGTGTTATTAATAAACCACACCTAGGTTCTAAAGACTCAATGCTGTTGTCTAGTTTGTATTCAAAGTTTCCTGAATTCGTAGGAGTTTGTAAGTACCACACAGCTACCGCACGAATGTGTTGGCCATGATTGTGCCATTCATTACTATGTCCGGAACCGTTAACATTAAACCAAAAATTATGTATAGGTTTGCCCACAAAGTTAGATACTGACTCTATCCACGGTTGCCAATGATCTAGCGGTCGATCATAAGCCTTACTGTGCCAGCCGCCCCGATTACTATTACGCACACCTTTATTCTGCTGACGCAATGTTAATATTTCTTCAATTAGGCCTTCTGGTATTGATAATTGGCTTTGACTGATCATATCATGGTAAACAACAAACAATGGCCACCTTGGCTGTCAATACTACAAGGTCCGGTGATTTCCAAACTGTCGCCTTCATTCAAAGTATATCCAGCACAGTTACTGGAACCTTCTAACTGTAAAAGGTAGCTGGCTCCAGTAGGTACGTATGATCCTGTTAATATACCTGCCCGTATTTCTAATCGAGTATTCTTTAACTTTACTGGCAGTATACTAAATTCTGGAGATCTATCTACTAGGGTATAATCAGGTTCCCATCCCATAAGCCATTGATTTGATGCTATCCATATCTGTAGATATCGATTATCCTCTGGTCCAGGATTAGATTCGGTGTGCCATATACCTGTACCACAGCTCATGTGTTGTACTTGGCCTGCCAGTGCTGTGACATCATTGCCTAGATTGTCGTGATGTTTGACTTTGCCTTTAACTACGTAGCTTAATATGTCTAGATTTTTGTGTTCGTGATAGGCTGTTATGAATCCGGATTTAGTAGTATCGTCATTGATGGTCATTACAGGACCCCAATTTAGGTACACACCTGATTGATACTCTTCAAAGTCAAAACTACGGCGACTAGTATAGTTGTCTTCGCCTAGTCTACTACAGCCTACAAATCCACGTTCTTGATTGGTTCTATATCTCATGCTGTTATTTACGGAGGTAAAAAAAGCCCAGGGTTTATTCTGGGCTTGCTTTAAACTGTCTAACTATTAGCAGTTGTAACTGATGTCATCACCCTTGATCTTACCGTAGTAAACATCAACACCAATGCCTAATAGTGTGCTGATTTCGCCTTCTAATAGACTGTCAGTGCCTTCGTTGTCAGGGTTTTCTTCCCCAGCATCTTTAGGTACATTTCCCCAGTTGGTCAGTATTGTGAAGTAGGTGCCGTTGACTTCGCCAACACCGTAGATCTCAACGCCACGACCCTGTAGGTAGTTTAGAACTTTGAAAAAGTCGCTGCCGCTGTCAGCATAACCTGTCCAGTCACCTTCGTCGTTGCGGTTAATAACCAATGGGTACACTCTAGGAGTACCATAGTTAAATGTGTCCTCAGTAGCTTTTTGTGCGTTTTGACCAATGCTTGAATATAAATTTGACATTTTTTAATCCCCTTAAATGTGTTATTAAAAAAGGGCGGAGAAATTAATCCACCGCCCTAGTCTTCCCATCCCTAGGAAATTATAGTGCTGGTTTGAATACTGCTACTGTTGCCAATGTTACGCTGGAAACTGTAGTTAGATTTGGTGTACCGCCAGTACCTTGGATACGGAAGTAAACAACGTCAGTTTCGCCGCTTACAAAAGCTGAACCGTCTGCTGTACCAAAACCTGCTACTGTGAAAGCGTCTGGACCACCAACGTCGGTACCTGAACCGTCACCGCCAGCTACTGATAGTTGACGAATAACTGCTAGTAAATCAGCGTTGGTCATGTTGCTTTTTGAAGCACTGATTACGATCTCTGAACCTGCGTCAGATTGTGAAATTGCAAACTTGTTAAAATTAGTTGCGATTGTTTCGTTTAATAGATTTGCCATGATGTGTTCTCCTTATCAATGATCCCGCTCCGGGATCGGCATAGTATTTATATTGGTTTGAAGAAAATGTGCGATATCAACGAGTTTTAGCTCGATTTGCTGCTGTAAAGTGTAGTCTAGGCACTAGTTTAATCTTGCTAGACCCTTTAACATAGCCTTCTCCGCCTCGTTTACCCGCAATGCTAGATTTAACTTCAGCTTGTTGATCTAACTGATCAATGATATCGTCTTTGATAGCCATGATCTGCTCAATGACTGTAAACAATGATTCAAACGCACCAGCATGTGCTTTGATATATCCTTGTATTTTTGCTTTCTTTGGAGCACTAATTTTAGCATCACCGGTTAACCAGTTTTGAAAACGTTTGTTTAATCCAGTAAAGCTACCTGTGTCTGTTTGTTCGTTGACAAATCTATATAAAGCACCTTTGAAGTCGCTCATTTTGTCTGCAGCTAGTTGATTGTCATCTAATAGTTTATCAATTTCCGCAGCACGACTAACCACATACTGTCTTACAGATTTTAGTTTATTCTCATCTATGCTAGGCAATACATTGACAGTCACTGGACCTTGTATCATTACAGGGCCTTGCGGCTTAATACCTTTCATTGGCAGTTTAACTGCTGTAGCGTTTCCATTTAAATCAATATATTGGTGTACTGCTACTCCAGCAGTGCTTTGAGCAATACGTTTACCAATGGTTGAATCGACAGGAATATGGTATGTCACTGTGTTAGGTGTAAACACATAATCTCCGCTAGGATCCTTGGGAGGCTGTGTGTAATATAGTAGGTCTCCTTTGATGTAGCCGCGGAAGTTAGGCTCAACCATTTGCGAGAATTGATCCCAAAGACCTTTCATAGCACCGGCAAACTGTCTACGAGAATCGTTGACTTCTTTGCCACGGCTTAGTAACATGTTTTCTAAATCGTCAGCACTGGTAACTTTACCTTGATAACCTTTAGCACCAAAGCCCGCAATGTCTGTGAGCACAAACGCACCGGCTTCATTGCGACCAAAGTACACTGCTGGGGATCCGTCCCACTTAACAGTGACATCGTCAACATTCTTGGCCATAGCAGCTAGTTCGTCTAAGGCTTCAAGAGCTCCTTTTGATCCGTCAACAACAATGAGATCTTCTGCGTGTTGAAGTTCACGACCAACTTTAGACTCTGTTAAAAATTCAAACGCTCTCATTAAAATAATCCTTTAACCATCTCAAGACCCTGTAATACTTTCTTTCTATCGTTTTCAGCACGAGCCTTGGCTTCTGGTGTTTCTGCTTTGTCACGCTTCTTGGCGTTGACATCAATCATTGCTTTCTCTTCGTAACGGTTCATCCACTGTGCTAGGAAATCATCGGCTGATGAAAACTTAGCAAGGTCGCCTTGGCCTAGCATCTTGTTAGCTTCAAAGCTCTTGGCTAATCCTTTAATACCGTTGGCCATTACACTGATCTTAACATTGGCGATGTCAGTACCTGGGTTGGCCTTTAATAACGGATCAACTATGGGATTATTTACTCCCATCTGTTCTGCTTGATATTTAAAGATATCGTAGATCCAAGTCTTGGGATTTGTACTAACTGTTACTATTATTGTGTCTTTTTGTTTGCTAAAGGACACACGTTGATTGTCAATGACCTTTAGTTGTACACCCGCATGTTGAATACTTAGATCCATTATCTCACCTGTAACTGAGTACATATTGCCGGATAACAATCCTTTAACGCCACGTTCAGGTGTTACACGAGTAGCACCCCAATCAGCCATTTTTGGCTCATGCCACATAAAGTCGATCTGTACATAGTCACTGTCGCCTATGTTTACAATAGGATGACCAGGCTTGCTTTCAGTATTATCTACATAAGGAGCAGCACCTGTTTTAACAAATTCATCTGCTAGTGTGTTCCAGTATGCTGAGAATTGTCCGTAGCTCTTGCCTTCTACAGGAGGAGCAATCATTTGTAGGTCAACATCACCGTAGACCTTGTCTGGATCTTCTTCTTGATCTCGTTCATGGTAAGCACTGCTGCCAGTAGGCTTGCCACGCTGTACTGGGCCTAGTCCTTTGGCTTTTAGATAGCTGTTAAAGTCAACAACAAACTTGTCAACAACTGCTAACGCTCGAGCCACAGCAGCAGGTTTTAGAACAGTACCTTGTGTTAAGGTTGTGTCCCATCCGCCTTCACCTAAAGATTCTTTTTTCTTTTTTCCTTGACAATGAGCCCGCTGACTAAATCCTTTAGGATTAGAACAGTTGATGGAACTTTTGTATTTTTTACTCCATCCCTCATTTAGGAATTCAAATGCTCTCATTTTAACTTTTTATTTCCCACATTAAATCTGGGATCAGTCTTTTGTTGAGGCATATTCTTAGGCTGTTTTGGATCAACGGGATCAACATCAGTGGTTGTTAACCCTGTTTGTTTTAACGCTTGAATATACTTGTGTTCTTCTTCTTCGCTGCCAAAGGCCATTATTGTGCTAGGAGGTCCTTGACCAAAATCGTGCTTGCCTAGACCTTTGAGATTGCTGATGTGCATTCCTAACTTGTACCAATCATAGACATCGCTGACGTCTACTTTTACTGTACCAGCTGGCATAGTAGGTTTAGTTTCAGGACCAGGCGGTGGCCCGTTTGGATCGTAGTCCTCATCAGCAGGCCTAGTTTTGCTTCTAGCTATAAACTCTTTTGCTCTCATTTAATAATCTCAATCATCTTACGGAACCAAGCACCGGTACCGGGGGTGTAACTTTCAACTTGTCCAGCTACGGGCAATTCAACTCCGTCCTTGGCCAACGTCTGTCTAGCATCTGCTACCATTTCTTCATAGTTAGGTAGTTTAATAATATAATCTATGATTGCTTCTGGATCTTGTAGATTCTTTGGTGAAGCCGTTTGCCCTAGTAGTTTCTTAGCAATCTCATTTGGGTCTTTGGTGATGACTTCGTTGGTTTCACGATTCATCAAACCATTTTGAAAACTCCACTTCATGCCTTTGGTTTTAGCAATGCTGGCTAGGATAACGTGACGGTGAGCACCTTTAAGCTGCGATCCTTCACGACCGCCGGTCATTGACCATTTCATCCACTCACGTTCGCCGAACATAAAATCTGATTGGACATAGCCGTTGGCTTCATCACCTTTGATTGGCGTTTTAAAGTGTACCGACACTCCAGTTTTCTTAATCCATTGTTTAGGATCGCTGCCCTGTTTAGCAATGTAGTCGGACAGTTTAGCTATAAATTCTTCTTTGTTAACCTCGTTGGCATCAATGGCAATATCAAGGTCGCCGCTGGTTTCTTTCTTGCCTGTGGTTCCTAACAAGTGATCAGTTAGTTCCAATCCAGTAACTGTTTCTAACCATTTAATGGTAGGGATTACATCGGCTTTGTTGATCCGTTTAGTTAATATTGTGCCGGCATCGTCTTTGAAAACGTTACCACCTTCGAATAAATCAGTCATTTTTAGATTCTTCTAATTTTCTTTTTTGTTTGCGGGCTTCTGTAACCTTACGTATTCCGCGAGTAAATTTACTAGGATCTTGCCCTTTGATAGCATTAAGCAATCGACGCTCTAGTTCATCAGCAACTTCTGGGTCATATTGTTGCTTCATTGATTCTATCAAGTTAATAGCAGAATTAATAATATTTGTAGCTCTGCTTTCTATAACAGCATCGGTGTTCCTTACAGAAGCAACTTGATTAAGTTCTTGCAGGATAGATCGTGTGCTTATTTTCATATATTATTGTTCCTATCTTATATTTAACCGATTAATCATCTAGATTAAAAATACTATGTTACACTCTTTTTAATGAAATTGTAATCTTTTAGAACTAAATACTCAGTAGAAACCATATGTTACTACACACACTTACAGAGGATACACAAAATGAAGTACTTATCAAACAAGATGCTAGCTATGCTAGAACGTCTATCAGAAATGTTTCCAGACAGCACTTATCAAAGCCGTTTAGACAACTATCTAAAAACCAAAAGCATTACCGATGCTGCCCAACTCGAAAATTATATTAAAGAGTTTAACTATTCCCACAAGGAGAATTATCTATGAAAGCTATTATGAACAACGTTTGGAGTTTTTTATGTGCGTTAGGAGAAGCTAATTATGCTGCTCACTTAGCTCGCAACGGCAAATGGCGTGAAGCTCAAGATATTGCTAGAAAATAACTTCGGTTAAATTTGCCAGAATAATTGTTGCTTTTCTAAGAAAAGACATATATAATAGTACTTAGACAGCAAGGTTGCTGTTTAAGAAACATACACACACAAAGGAAAAATTATGTTTAATCAAATCATCGACAGCGTTCAAGACGCTAAGAAGCAGTTTGTCAATACATTCGTTACTGACAAGGCATTTCAAGCAGAACTTGTTAAATTAGTTGATGCTCAAACTGAGTTCGCTAAAGGTCAAGTTAAGACTACATTGTCAATCGCAGAGGCTTTTGTTAAGAATGCCAGCGATACTGTTTACAAGAAAGCAGGAGTTTAATTATGTCATTTGAAACTCCAAAACTACCAGAAGTAAAATTCAATAAGAACGGATATGAAATCCGCACAGACATCTTAAAGATGGCCAAAGATCTTATCAGTGATGATTTTCACGTTAAGTTCTCTGGTTGGGAAATGACAGCTACTCGTGATGAAAAGACTGGCCAGATTGTTACTACAGTTGGTATGCCAGAGCACCCAGGACTAGAAAAAGTTCTTGAAACTGCAGAAAAGATGTATGCTTTTGTTAACGCAGGTGCTAAGAAGTAATTTATTCGACGCATAGCGTCATAATATATTAGCGGTAACAGAAAGGGCCTTAGGGCCCTTTCTTATTAATCATCGAATACATTGATCGTTCTCTAACTGTAGCAGCGGCAAATTCCTTAAATGGCATTGTAGATTTTAACCAGTTGCTGATTCTAGAAAACTTATATACATCTGACTTATCATAGTTGTGAAATATAGACGGAACACTAGCACCTTTGATTGACAAAGAATTCTTGTTGTCCCAAAAGCCAGAAATTTGATTTAGTGTTTGATAATTAACTTGATCAATTACTAAGAATTGATATCTAGGTACGTGTAGATGTTTCATAATATACCATCTATCTCTGCCTGGGTGAATTCGATATCTTTCACCTTCAACGACAGCAACTAAAGGAGTTAGCCATTTATTGGTTTTAGTCCACGCTTCGTAGAGCATTAATATTTTTTCTACACGATATAATAACTCGTTTTTAGGAGAACGGTTTTTTTCTTTTTCCCATAAATCTGCTATCAATATTTTGTTTTGATCAAATATTGACGGATCGCAATTGTTTTCGTAGGTACATAACAACTTGGCGTAAATCGGCCCCATACGTTCAGAATATTCTTCTTCCTTAGAGGGCTGATTCCAAATAAATGTTTTAGCTAGCTCAATCTCTTTAACGACTGGAATCATTGTTAGTCCTGTTGTGCTGCTTGTTTTTCAATTGTATAATCGTCAATGTTGATTGTAGGATGACGTTCACGAAGTTTGTTAATCACATCTCCCTTGCTTTCAGCATCAATTCGAGCAGTTCTTCCTGAAGGTGTATGTGTTACCAAATAAGTACCTGGGCCGTCGTTTGTTTGATCAACGTCAGCGGCTTCTTCACTGGAATTGAAACTAACAGGAAACTTGTTCTTTAAATCAGTTACTGCTTTAGCAATGTCGTACCCACCACTGACTAGTTCTGTAGAGTTCTTTTTGATTTCCTCGCCCTTGCTTTGTACTGCTTGAGCAATTCGTTTCATTAACCCTGGAAACAGTTCAGCAAATCTATCATCTCTACGCACGGTTTGATTACCGTTGTTGATTTGATTAGTTGGTGCGTGTAGTTGCCATTTACCGTTGACATCGTCTGGATTCTGTTTGTCAAATACTGAAATGATAGGGCCGTCATCAGCATAGCGGCCAAACCAACTAGCACCACTACTAGATCCTGTACAGAAGCTGGCATTAAATCCGTGCGAATTATTAAAGTTATAACAAGCACCGTAGTTATAAGGAATTGTGACCAAGAAACGCTCGTCATCAATCAGCGTTGTTTCTTTCTTTTCACGTTTGTGTTTTTCGATAACTTCAGCATCTTTGATCTTACGTAGTTCATCACGATAGACTCTATCTTGAATAATAGCCTGTATCTGACGTAGATTTTTAAATTTATTAAAGTCTTGATGTTTCTCTGCTAGTTTACCACGTAGGCTTAGAGCTTTCCAAGCACCCAACGCATCACCACCTTCACCATTGATATCTTCATAGTCAGCAATGCCGTTCATATACATACGGGTCAGCCAATCATCAAACTTACCGTCAGCAGATATATTGCCATAGTCTGTGTTAGACAATGAAGCATCTAGTAGCTCACTCCATAAATTTAATATTTGTTCGTCTGTGGGTTTAGGACCTAAAGCAGCTACCTTGGCTTTAGGCAGTGTACCATCGTGACGCATGGCAATGCCCAGCATCTTAATAGTTTTTGGATCTTTGATTTTAGCAGCAACGTTTGCTTCTTGAATAATGTGTTCTAGTTTCATCCTGATATCAAGCTCCTCTTAAAGAAAGAAAGAACTGTTCCTAGTTTCTTTTGATCGCCACCGGCGATATCTTTTAATAGCTGTGCGGGACCTTCACTGAACTGTGCTGAAAGACCATTACTACCATATCGACTGCGTTCAAGGTTACCTGTGGTTTCTGGATAGTAATGACTAGCTGTCATTAACACCGCTGAGTTAATTGCTCTATTAAGAAAGTCCGGTGTATCTGAATTACCAGCTTCTAGTTGTTCTAGACCGTTCTGTAGTGCTTCAATGTGATTGAGTTTCTTCTTGGCTTTTTCAAACGCATCATTCTTGATCATGTTAGCGATATGGCCTTTGATGTCTGCTATGCTTGCTGTGATAGCACGAGCCCATAGAGGTTTGAATTTTTTAACTAGGGTTTCTTGACTTACTTCTGTTGATGTGCCTTTCTGTTGATCAGCACGTTTAGATCTTTTATCTTGAACAGCACTGGTATTTTTAGCTACATAAAATTTTTGTAGTTTGCCAATTTCACCTTTGAGGAAGTCTATGATGTTGCCACCGCGACCGTCGGACACTGATCGAGTTTCGCCGCCTGTGCTGGCCACTGCTTCATAGTTTCCATTGCGAGCACGAATAGCACCTGTGCCTTTGGCTCCTTGAATAACTACCCAAGCACCTCGGTAACTATCTTTGAGCTCGCTCCATGAAATTTTGTCTACTGGTTTGTATCCAATATCATGTGCTAGCTGCATGTCTTGATGTAGCTTTTGTATGACTTCTTTACCTCCCGGATTTCCTGAGATAAGACTCAAACTGGTACTGACCTCATTGATGTGGCCTTCTAGCAGCTGAGCAAATAGTTGATAGCTTTCAATTTGCATTTTAATTACACCAGCTTTGTTTGGCATCGCCATAGTACTCACGGGCAAAGCCGTTGGCAATTAGTTGAGCACGTAGGCTCTTTCCGTTTAGAATGATGTCGCCCAATACACGACCACCGAATTTATCCCACCCGTATAGTATAACTTGTCGCTGTTGACTGGCTGCAACGAGATTTTTAGTGAAAACGCTGGCAGCTTCTCCTCGGGCTTTTTCACTGTCGCACTGTCCGCGGAAACCTTTTTCGGGGGTGTCAACACCGTAGATTCGGACGGCAAGCTCAGGTTTAAGCGGTTGTGGGAGAAAGGGGGCGGCGATCACAACTGTGTCGCCATCACTCACTCTTAGGATTTGTGCGTCATAGGTAACGCCCGTTGGCTGTTTTTGAGCCATTGCTATCATAGGTACTGCTAATAATATTAATAATAATTTTTTCATGTTAATTCCATATCACCATTTTAAATCGTTCTTTTGGTATCTCAAAGTAATTACATTTCCATTCGCTTTGTGCGAAGAAATCTAAGTGATGCCATTTGTCTTTGTATTTAATCAAATCTTTAGCTGCTTGTTCCCAATTGATTGCTAATATTTTAGGCTCTACTAGGGCTTTAATCGCAGATATTTCATCATAGTCAAACCCGTCGTATTCCCAATGTAGCAGTTCAAACGCATTTCCTTCACGATCAGCGTAGTCCATGCTGAAATCTAAACCCCATTTGGGACGCATAGCTATAATCTTATGTATGAGTGGCAGGTCTTTGGCCCAGTACTGTAATTGTTCTAAGGCAGCACCTGAGTAGGCTTTACGCTCAAATAACAAACTGTGATTAAGTACAGCACCTTCTACTTTGTGCTCTTGGGTAAACCACGGTTGTTTAAGTGCTGTTCTATGTGATCTATGCTTGTGTGTTTTAGTGTCATTGCTGGCGGCAAAGTGTTGTTCTAGTACCGTTAGATCGTAGCCGTTTTGATCAAACAGGGCAAGGTCTTCTACTAACGGTACGAATACTATCTTATCCATTGGACGAGTCCAATATCCGTTAGTATCAAACTTGTTATCAGTTAGAACTACTTTGGACATTTTTATCTAAACAATCTGAACAACTACATTCATTACACTCACAGCCGTCAGTCATACAGCTCGATCCGCAGTGTCCGATACACCAGCAACCGCATTTAGGTTTCAATCTTTGATAACTTGTATCATTGTCTTCCATTGTTCGCTCCTTATAATAATCTCTCTGCTATAATGTTGTAGCCTGTGGTGCTACCGTTGTCGCTACGCATAAATGTAACACGATAGATACGACCTTCACCTTTGTCCTGTAGGGTAGCTACATAAGTGTCGCCGGCACTATCCATGCCGCCAAGAGTGTATAAGCTAGTCCAGGCATTGTTTGCTACGATTGTTCCAGTGCTACCTGCTTGTGTTACTGCACTGCCGGATCTTGCGGCCACAACGGTCCAGCCACAATTCTTTGAGCCGCCGGTGTTGCTGATAATCTGAGGGAAGTTTCCACCTTGATTTGATACACGAAAGCGGAAGTCATCAATGGTAAGCTCAGTGTCTATTGCTGAGTTCCAAGCAAGTCTACCAAAGCTAGGAGTTCTTGCTGTGACTACGGCATTAGTGTTAACATTAAACGCAGTAGGACTCATTGTCAACACATTGGTAAACGCACTGCTACTACGGAACTGGAACTGTCCGTGACTTGCTCCGCCAGTACTAACATCAAAATACATGTTGTTGTTGGCGCCGTTGTGAGTATTACGCAGAGCACCTTCTCGCGGCAATTGTAGAGCAACACCACTGATAGCATTGTCGCCTGCTATAAATGCTGTTGTGTGATTAGCAGTAACGCTACCTGATGATGTTAAGCTAGTTAGTGTGCCTACTGATGTTAGGCTACTATTGACAATGTTACTGCCCAATGTAGTACCGTTCAATACAGCGTTACCACCTATGTAGTAAGCACTACCGGCAACAATGTCTATGTTACCATTAGCATAGATGTTTGAAGCAACACCTAATACTCCACCAATGTTAACAGAGTTACCAGCGGCATTATATGATCCACCTACTCCAGTACTGTTAAATCTTACCAGTCCGCTAGAAGTCAACGATGTAAGTGTGCCAACTGATGTTAGGCTACTTGTGACCACTGTAGATTTTAATTCTGTGCCAGTTAGTGTGCCTGCGGCTGCTGTAACTGTGATGTCAGCACTGCCATTAAAACTGACACCATTGATGTTGCGAGCAGTAGTTAGTGTAGGTGAACTACCAGTCCAAGCGGTTGTCTGTGTTGTAGTATCTGGGAATGTAATTTTAGTTGTGTCAAATGTCCAACTGACTGTTGAGCCTAACCCTGGTAGGCCACTAGTTAATGAAATATTGGCATTGCCACTTGCGGCACTGATTGCTGTTCTAAAAGGATCGCCTGGAGCAGGTGTTGAGTTGACCCATACAATGCTACCATCAATACTCACACCACTAAGTGTTTGACTAGCACTTGATCTGGTAAAGTCTAAACTTGTCGTGCCAATGTAGGCGCTAGAGTAGATAGTTGGCTTGTTAGTTAAGTCAGCATACGATCCACTGAATAATGTAGGTTTGTTTAATATTTGTGCTAGACCAGAACTAGCATTCCAATCACTATTAACTTGTGCGGCTGGAATAGTTGGCTTGTCTGTTAAGTCAGTATAGCTACCGCTGAACAATGTAGGCTTTCCTGAAAGGCTTGCGTATGCTCCATCGAATAGCGTAGGTTTATTAGTTAAGTCTGTATAACTGCCACTGAATAACGTAGGCTTATTAGATAAGTCATTGTAACTGATTGTACCAACAGATGTAAGATACCCGCGAGTAGTTACAAATGTTTCAGTAGCATAGCCAGTAAGGCTTGGGATAGTAGGCTTGTTAGTTAAGTCGTT